GAATCGCGCAGGAGGCACCAAAAACACAAGGTAGATGGCTTGCCGTCTACCTTTTTTGTTAAAATTTTTNGAACCAGTGCCAGCGCGATCAACGCGTGATTCAAAATCGTAAGACATAGTGTCTCCATTCACGTAAGCCTGTAATCAGTGTAGCTGCTTTTAGTGTAGCTACTTTTCTTTTCCTTTGTCATTCTTCTGATAAGAAAATCTTTGATGGCACGACGTATTTGCAATCCTTATTGCTATAATGAACGACGCTATATGTCTCCTTAGCTCAGCTGGATAGAGCGTCGGTCTTCTAAACCGCAGGTCGCGCGTTCGAATCGCGCAGGAGGCACCAAAAACTCCAGGTAGATGGCTTGCCGTCTACCTTTTTTGTTAAAATTTTTATCGGCTGCCTCCATTTTGCCTCCAAACTGTATGGCTACTGTAAAAGTAGAATACCTGTTCGAATAAAAGTTTTAACTATTTAGATAGGCGTTTACCTCGATATATTCAAATGAAGGGAATTGAGGAGTAATCGCTACTGTTAATCAGATTGAAACAATCCAACGATTAAAGCGGTTAAATTCATTGTTACAAATGACCAGTTAAACGGCTTGTTGTAAGCCGTTTTAAGGCGTGTAAAAATGAAAGTGGAGTATTTACCCATAAAAAATACCCCTCTCACCGAAGCGAGAGGGGTAAATATTACTTAATTCCAGCGATGTATCCATCGTTGTTAGTTGTGACTGTAATGTCTCCTGTAAGAAGCTTTCCTTCCTTATCGAAAGCACAGATATTGTCTGCTCCAACTCCATAAAGACAATCTTCAGTTCTCGACCCGTCAGAGCGTAAGTAGTACCAGTCATCATCAAGCTTAAGCCAGCCGGTAATCATTCGACCGGTTTCATCGAGGTAATATTTCTTACCGTCACGCTCAGCCCAACCCGTGGCCATACGACCGTCAGAGCCTAGTAAGTACCAGCTTCCGTTGTATTGAAGCCACTTATCGGCTTCGAGTGCGCCACTGTCATCGAAGTGCCACCAACACTTCTCAGATCCTTCCCAAGAAGCATGGACCCAGCCTGTGAGCATCCAGCCGGATTCATTGAAGTAGTACCACTTCATGCCGACTCGGTACCAACCAATCGCATATTCACTCGATGACTCACCAGTCTGGTACCACCAACTGCCCTTACCGTCGGTATGCCAGCCAACTTCAGAAGTCGAACGGGCGCCAGTCATAACCTCGTACCAATAACATACACGCTCCATGTAGTGAGCGTTCTGAGAGCCAGCTAGCTCGCCAGGGCAAGCGGTTGCAGCAATCTGATTGTGCGGTCGAACATTACCACCCCAGCGAGGGTAACCAAGTCCATACTTAATGAGCAGCGCAGCAACAAGATGCGCTCCGCTTTCTTGAGTGGTCTCTGAAACCGTCCACGGGTTCGCATGATCGTTAGCATGCTCAATGGAAATACTACGCTGGTTCTCTTCCCAACGTCCTACGGCATAAGCCGTGTCACTCTCATAGACATGTTGAGCAATTGCTCCTCCGTTGTCTACCGAGTAATGTGCACTGACACCGCCATTTGCTGACCACATCGCAGCAATACTGTAAGGTGAAGAGCCAATAGAAGCCTCATGATGGACAGCAATATACTCAACCTTATGACCTCCACGGCCTGAAGTATATGATGTCGTAGGCGCCCATACGTCGGCGGTAATCTGCCCTGAAAAGTCAGCCATTAGTGCTCTCCCCCGTCTAAAGGGCTCACGCTTGGTTTGTCGTAAGTCATCGCACGTTCAGAATCGCCAATACCTTTTGTTGTTGGGTCAATCGTGACGCCAATAGCACCCAAGACGGCAACAACCACGGTACCAATGAGATAAGGGTTGCTGATGAACTTAACAAATACATCAGCAAGGCTGCTCCAAGTGGTAAGGTCTGAGTAAGCCAGTCCAAGGTAGGCAAGGACGGGGCTCATAACGATACCAGCCATTCCCAGCCACCACGCAGGGTTGTGAAGACGTACTTTCCAGTTAATCATTTCTGCTCCTTTACTTCTCAAGCTTAGTAATGCGTGAGTCTAGGTTCTTCACGTCGGTTTTGACCTCGGCGAGGTCTGTTGCTGCTTTTTTTGACACTTCGTCCGCCCTCCGTGCCACAATCCCAACCACAGAAAGCTCAGCCGTGTGCTGTGTGAGCGTGGCAGTTAAGTCCGAGAGGGATTGCTGGTACTTGCCAAGCTGCTCATTCATTACTTGCTGTCGTGTTTCTAAGCGGGTAAGGGTGTTAGTGATAGTGCTCTTCCAGGCGTCTTCTTTTTCCTTATCTTCTCGACTGGCACGCTGCCAATTCGAGATAGCAACAAGACCGCCAAGAAATGCGCCGGCAATGGAGACGAAGAAGGAAACCATTTCAGCCGTGATATTCATAACTGCCTCCTTAATGCCTCACTGTATAAGTAAGAGATCCCTGTCGCCAGGCGTTGGAAACAGTGCCGCCCATGTCTTGCAGGTAGATGTTTCCATCTGGACGAGCAGAAATGGCCGTAATCACATCAGCGTGACCGGGGCAGAAACCTGAGTTATACACAATAGATTCTGTACTGTCAGAAATTGAACCGTACTTTTCATGATCTACTAGAGGTGGTCTTGCTCCTTCAGGAATGGTGAAGGGGCATCTAACTGCGTCATAAGCCACGTTATTTGCGAGCCAGCCTCGAACCTTAATAGTTACAGAATCACCTGTGCGGTATATGTGCCAGTAATTCTTATAACTTCCCTGATCTTGCAAAATCACCGTCTCAAAATCGCCGTTATCATCTTGATAGAGCGTATTCGCAAACATAAAAAGCTGCTCTGGCTTAGACGCAACAACGCCATTAAGCTTTACACGATAGAGCGGGAAGTAGTCTTGAGCGTCACCATTTAAGACGTTACCTGCTGGTACTAATGGGTCCTCAGCTTTACCAGATGTCGGTACACCACGTAGAACCTCAAGCTTTGCCGACTCAATTCCCTGCGCGTTACGCTCATATTTAAGGCAGATAAAGTCGTTACGATTCTGACCTTGAGTTCCAGAAGTGATTGTGACCTGCTCTGGTGCGGTTACACTCACTTGTCTACCATGCAGAGAAGCGTCACCGGTTGCAATAGTGACTCGATTGGCGCTATCTTGTGTGGCTGCTAGACGCTTACCAACCGCGAGAACGACGCTCTTTTCGCCAAAAATGCCAGCGTGTAAACGTCCTTTATCCGCACCGGTAATGTGAGGTGCTTGACCCTGTCCATCGACACATGTGACTGCCATATTAGTTCACCTTGCTTTCAAACTCTTTGAATGAAGCATCATGTTTTGCAAGAAGCTCAAGATATGCTTTGTAACAACTCTCGCAATAAGTGCGATTCTCCTCTCCTCGCTGTGACTGACGCTTAATGTCATGCCATTGAGCGAGCGAGTATGTATTGCTTGGAGTAACAAACTCGGACTTACCGCATCTGTCACATGTATATCTGGAGCCTTGTTCTTTAGCCATTACGCCGTCCTTTCCCACTTAAAACCGTCAAGTGACGGCAGGCGTTTCCATGTACCGCCGAGGCTCGATGGATTAAATGATTTAGTTGTTGCATAGATTGAACCGATTGGATGAGCAGCCAGGAAGCCTCCGCCTTGGTTGGCTCCCCCACTAATTTGAAGGGTCACCATTGATTGAGTGATTGCAGTAATCCGTCCGAATTCGTCTACTGTAAGACGCGGAATCGCAAAATTGGCATTATTCCCAGCCACAATTGACTCTGAAAGGCCGTATGAACCAGCCTCTGCACCAGAACTTTGAAGGCTTAAAGTGACGTTGGAACCCGTCTGGGAAACCGCAAGCGGCCCTGTTGAGGATACATTTTTAACGCTTGAGTTTGCTGAGACTAATGCATTGTTGCCAATGTCTTTTGCCTCATGCGCTTGACCTTGAGCGGCAACCGCAGCCGACTGTGCGGCAGCAATATGAGTCTCAATATCAGCGACTTTCTCATCCGACATAACCGCTGAGATGCGATTACCGACAATACGAATGCCAGTGCCAGCTACATATGTAGTTCCAGCACCTTGAGACGCTCCAGAAGACTCAAACGAAACGCCATGTGAGCCGCGAGTCTGATTTGGTGAAGTCACTTCATAACTTACACTCATTACCCCGCTCGCGACTTTTACTATCTTCTTGCCAATAATCGCTTGAGTTCGTCTACCTGTGTCTTGATTTTCAGCTACGACAACATCATCAATATAAAGATTCAGACCATCATGGACCGTAACGTCTACAGAAGACTGAGCTTGAAGCTCTTTAAGCTTCTTTGTTCCCTCTTTTTCAAGCTCTGCATCCTCAATATTGTTGTAGTCATAGAGCATGGATACTTCATCTTGGCCAAACAAACTCTGCGTCTTTGAAATGCGCCCCGCACGGTCTGCATAGAGGTGAATAACCGTACGACTTGCAAGCTCACCTTTACCAGCACAAATTAAGTGGTTCACGGGATGATATGACGTCTTAGATTTGTAATCCAGGGCATCAGAATCAAGCCTGTTATCCGTGAGAGGCTCGAGCCAAATAAGTGTTTTACCGTCAGTTCGTTGAATTCTAAGTCGTGAGCCCGCAGCATTTGCAATGTGTCTTAATGCTGTGTAAGCGTCGCAAAAACGAGGTAACTGACACTTAATAATTGTCTCAGACTGCCCTGTCTTAGCCTCAAATACTGTTGCAAGATCTGCTGCAGTAACAATGCTCTCGATGGCCGTTTGAGCCTTATCTGAGATATTGATGTAATCAGTACTCGGAACCAAGATTTTTGAAGCGAGCATACCGTGCCAGGTACGCCCGCTCCATGTAGTCGTAGACACACCGCCGTCAAGAGAGTCTGAAGCTGTATCTATGATGCCGCCGTATTCTGTGCCATCGATTGATACTAGATATCCATCTTTGATTGGAATCGACGGGGCAAATACTTCAAAAGAATTTCCCGTATCTCCAAAAGAAAGGTCGAGCACATAGTCCTCTGTGCCGGCAATATCTTCACCATCAGCCTTTGACACCGTTAAGATGTCCATGGAAGACCTCCTCTTGTTTCCCACCATTCAACATCAAAGCCAAATGTGCCGTCCCATGAGACGTTCTGAAAGCCTTGTTTCAGTGGTTCAAAGCAATAGTTGCCGCCGCCTTTACCACTGCCACGGCTACCAACATCGAAGCGGTCTGAGACGTCTCCAAGTTCAGTTACAAGTGTGATTGTCTTACGAGTACGAGTGCCATCTACAACAAGACGGCCTCCACTTGGGACCGTCAGTAAAAATGAGTAAGTGTTATCACCAATCACGATTCGTGGCTGGAGGGCCGTTCCATAAATGGTGAACTTTACTGGACATTCTGATGACGAACGAATTTCAAGCTGCTTTGGCGGTCTCGTAATGCCAAGGTTGTATGGGACATTGGTCGGCAAATTAAGCCAATCGCTCTGTGCGTCATCGTGAGTCACGCTGAAACTTTTAATGTGGCTTTTGTGCCATGACCCTTCTAGCAAAATAACTGTAAGAGCAACTGTAGCCTGATCATGAAAGACCGATTGAACCTCGCTTTTAGACACATATACATCTTGCGACCATTCATTGTTATAGACGAGCGCTCCTGGCTTTTGATTGTTGAAGTCAAATTCAAATTCCTCAGCCATTGCTTCTGCAAGTTCAGAACCCTCAATGAAGAGATCTAACGTAACTTCTTGAGCATTAGACGAAATGCCAGAGATAGAACGTGCTCCTAGCGTGTATCCAGGCTTGTAACCTCTAAGAGATGTGCCAGTACCAATTGAGGCTTCTGGCACATCAAGCTCAAAGATATTACCGCGGGAAGAAACATACTTGAGTTTATGCATTCGTCTTCACCGCCTTTTGAACCGCTCGAGCAAAATCACGGTCTCCAATATTGTTAGAGTTCTCATCAATAACCTGTCCGAGCTCACCGTTGCGCATGAAGTCATAGATATCTGCAAGCGTGGTTGCGTTTGCACGTTGCTGCCTAGAGTCAAGCTCGAAAGCTGCACGATAAATACCGTTTGCATTAGCGTCAGCAACTGCTGAGAAGCTCAGAGGACGGGCATTACTAAAGACATCATGTACACTTGATAGAGCACTCATGGCCTCTGTTTCAGCAAGTGCAGAACTTCCCTTAATCCCTCTTGCAAAGTCTCTCATGAGGGCACGGCCAGAATACGTCGTGTAGCCATGACCTGAGAATGGTCCCTTCTTTGCAGGTGAGAATGGGAATAACTTACGAACCGCGCCGAGGGCGTTTGATGCTGCACTTGTTACTGTGCTTACTGCATCTCTAATACCTTTAGCAAAGCCGTCTAGGAGAGCTTTACCAGAATTAACAAGCCAGTCGCCCGCATTAGAAAAGAAACTTTTAATCTTATCTGGAATGCTCTTCACAAAATCAACCGCTGCATTTAGGCCATCTGTAACTCCATGGAGAAAACCGTCGGCGGCCTCTGATGCTTTTGCCGCCATGTCGACTGCCCAGAGAGCAATATTTGCTAGAAGCGTAGCAAGGGCGGTTTGAACTTGTTCTGGAATCGTCGATACGAATAAGACGAACTGGGCAAAAGCTGCTGGTAAGTCAACAGTAAAGAAGTTAACGACGTTCTGAACAAACTCAGTGCCAATCTGTACCGCTAGTTGAGCAAGTTGGGCACCTAGTCCAAACAAAAACACAACCGCAAAAGTAAGCGCATAAAGGACCATCATTGGTAGCTCTTGAATAAATTGTCCTACCGCTGCGGGAATCCCTTGTACAAATTGGACAAATTGAGTGAAAGCTGTTGGCAATGTTGTTGTAAAGAAACCAACTATGGAATCTACTGCACCACTAATAGCCGAGCAAATAGAATCCCAAATACCAATTACAGCATTTCTAAAATCTTCATTAGTGTTCCAGAGCCATGTAAAAACAGCGCCGAGAGCAACTACCGCAACTGCAATCCAGCCAATAACAGGGATAGATCCTACGAGCGCTAGAAGGCTCGTTCCAACACCACTAATTGCCGTTGAAATCGTTCCAAAGACACTCGCGAGTGCTCCGCCCTCACCAACAAGCTCACCAAAAACAGAAAGCGTTGATAGAACGCCCTCTCCGCCTTTGATAGCATCAAAAGCCAAAGAAGCGGCATTTTTTAGAAGTCCGAAGTCGTCAGCTATCGAACGCACAGCTTTAATAGTCTCGTATGCAATCAAGGCGGTCGCTACAGCGACGATGACGGGCGCAACAACTGTGAGGTTGTCTCTCAAGCCTTGGACGGCGTCACGAGCAAGCTCGATAGCAGACTTAACACCATCAACGGCAGATTTAAGCAAATCTGCTGCGCTACGGGAAGCATCCTCTGAGCTATCGAGACCAGTAAACGTTGTTATGAGGTCACCAATAAGTCCGATAGTGCTATCAAATACGTCTTTTAGCGCATTTAAAGCGTCACCAAATGATGTGATTGCTCCGTTATTTTGAAGCTGATCCATAAACGAACCAACAGTGGAAATAACAGGGTCAAGATACGTGATAACTGTGTCGGCTATACCAGAAAAGCTGCTAGAGAAATCGTTGATTGCACCTGCAATATTAGCTTGGCCAATATGATCAATAATCTTAGCAACAGCCTTATTAATGCGGTTCTGAACATTGGTCCATGCGGTACCAATTGACTCCGTTGAGATACGTGCCTGCTCTGCAAATGAAGCATAGCCAGGAAGACCTTCATTATTGAGGCTTACAATTGCGTTGTTGAATTGGTCAAATGTAATTACGCCGCTTTGCATGGCCTTATAAAGGTCTGCTTGGTTTGCATTAGCTCCGAGTAGGGCTTTAGCAATCTGGTTCAGCTGTCCTGGCATAGCTTGAGCAAGAATCTTCCATGACTGCATATCAACTCTGCCTGTCGAAAGCATTTGGGAATACTGCTCAAAAGCAGAATTCATTACCTCTTGACTCTTGCCGCCTGCCAAAAGTGCGTTATTAAATGCCAGGGCAACATCTGTTGCTGTGGCAAGTGAACCAGACACAGGCGCAATCTTCTGCACTGAGCCAACAATGGCATCAAGTGACGTTGGAAGACCGTCAATACCAGTTGAAAGCCGTTCAATAGTCGCACGCGCGTCGTCTGCAGAATATCCAACAGACTGCATAATCTTAGGGAAGTTTGCAATCGTATCGACACGGTTGACAGCAGAGGCAATTGAGCCAGAAATAGCATCTAAGGCGCGAGATGTAACGCTCGACACAATTCCCATAATTGCACCGGTTGCGCCGCCAAAGCCGCTTGCATAGTTTTGAGCAGCCTGTCGTCCAGCATTCGTATGGACAGACACTGCCGATTTATATCCACTTCCCAGTGCTCGCTTAACATTAGCACCAAGATTGTCGAATTTAGGAGTAAGAAGGACGGAACCTCTTACTACTGTTCCAGCCACTATTCACCTCCTAGCGTTCTCTAAAAAGAAGCTCCTCAACGCGGTCCTGTGACACGTTAAGAAGCTTCTTTTTACTTTGTTCTTGTTTCAGTTCTGGACGCTTGACCGCGTCAGGCTTTCTGCCTTTACCTCCGGCTTGTTCATATCGAAGATACGAAAGGTTGTCGACCGCTAGTGCAAGCAAATAGTCACTATTGGACCAATCATTTCTTGGGTCAACAGAGCATACTGTTCTAGAACCATGAGGGAGGTTTATCATCAAATAAAACAGACGCTCAAACTCACAAGAGTCAATGAGCGTCTGTAGCTTTACTTGGTAATACTGCTGAAAGTCTGCTTCCAGCTTGCCCCTTTTAGTGTCATCACACAGAATTGGAGCAAGCGGAATTAGTTTTTTGCGTCAAGTTTTTCCAGAAGAGCGGACTCAATGCGCATGATTTCTTCAGCGTCGTCATATCCGAGTTTAGCAGTTACGACTTCCACAACATGATTGTCAACATTGCCGCTAAAGACAAAGTCGTAGAGAGCAAGTACAGGAGAAAGTGCTTCTGGGCTATTTTGCTCAGCATCGCTAACACGAGCCATGCGACGCATAAACTCACGAGACTTAATTCTGCGCATGTCAACGACATACTCTTCACCCTCGAATTCAATTATGCGCTCATATGGAGCGTGCTTTGGCTTATCCTGTACGAAGTCAAGATAATCATGCTCCAACTTTGCACGTGAATTTTCTTTCTCCGCTGCGAGCTCTCGAAGCTGCTCCGCTGACATGTTGGAAATATCCATATTGAGTCCTCTCAAAACTTAATTAATGTACAACGCCAGGAGTTGCGCTCGCTTTTGTGGTGTCATAGAAGACATCACGATAAGTATCGCCGTCAAAGACCTCGGCTGGCATACACTTAATGGTTGGGGTATAGCCAAGGAAGTCAGAGCTGTTCTGCTTTACGGTATCGCGCTCAAAAATGCGCCCAACAGGGATAAGAGAGCGCTTAACCGTTGTCTCATTAATGACCGCGTCAAAAATGTAGATGCGAGGTGCGGTAAAGCGTGGGTTGTGTCGAACAGTAATAGAACCGTCTGTCTCAACCTTGACGTTATCGTCTCCGTAAATGACCTTCAAAATAGTCTCAGCAGACTCAAGGAATGTCACCTTTGCAGACTCTGAGTACTTAGAGATTGAGGAACTAATGGCATTTCCTCCCCAGTCGTTCTTATCCTCTGAAGAGAGATCAACAGAAAACTCAACGCCATCCTCAGAAATATATCCAAGTGACTTAATCTTGCCAGGATTTGCGGTCATCAGATCCTTGATGGTCTTTTTGACATCAAGAAGCGTCTTAATGTCAACGCTTGGGTCAACAACTGCGGCATATCCGCCAGGACGGCCCTTTGCTGCTCCAACGGAATTTGCATTGTAAATAGCATCAGCCATGATTACTCCTTACAGACGTGTAGTGATATACACATCTAATTGATATCGATATTTCTTTGAATCCGGGTCTGGGAAGTCGTAGATACTTTGAACTTCAACCTTGATGACCTTATCAAGCTCTTGCCAGCACTCAAGCAAAAGAAGTCTTATTGCCAAAGCAAGCTTATATGCAGCGGCATCCGTGGTACTCCAAGCCTGCACTGCAAGATTAGCTATATCCCAGCCAATCGTAGAGCTTCCTCCGGTTCGCGTAACGGTAATAAACTCTTTTGGTTCACGGGCGGGAACTCGTGTTGAAGCAGGGACGTTAAGCTTTTCACTCATATACTTAGTAAGGTCTGAAAGAATGTCATAGCTCATCCTCTACATCCTTTCTTAAGAATATTGAGCTTTGCGTTAGCACGCCCAGCCCATATGCCGTTCTCTGCTCCAGAGCAGTACACAAGGCCGGCTGCGGTGTACTCGCGATTAACCCATTTGGCGTCAAATCGAGCACCATGTTTGAGGTATTTTTCTGGCAGTAAAGAATTGCATTTTGCTGCACAAATCTGAGCCGCCTCGCGGCACATATCAGCTACAGGAGCGCTGTGAAGCACATCACGAATACCAGCCAAATCAGGTTTAAGTCCTGTGACGACAAAATCATTACCCATCGACAACCACCGCCTCAACTTCCCTATTCCAGTCAAGCGGCGTTAGACTGTCAAGATAAGGCTGTGGGTCACCGACAACTGCAAATCTCACTCCATCAAATTCAATAAAAGTTCCCCTTAGACTTCGCTTATAAGTCTTTGGAAAGTGAAAGACCATGTCTATGCGGTCGCCGTTTGGGCGCGTCGCAGACAAATCAGATGTCGCAACTGGAGCTGGTAAGACATTGTCAACAAGCTCATAAGACTCTACTCCAGAGGTCTCATTGCCATGATCGTCTAGGACAGTAGTTACTCTAACCACTTCTACCCGAACGCCCCTAATTGCTGCCATCATTCACCTCGTGGTCTTGCTTAAACATTGGCTGAATTGAGCCAATTCTGATACCACTCAAGCCGAGTCGAGTGCGCTCAGAGCGCGTTACATACAAATCAGCTGTTGGATTTGCAAAAGTCAATGTCGACTCATAAGGGCCGGCATGCTGACTGTACTGAGAAGCACCCTCAAAACCAGCAGGAACATTCACAGCACGAGCAACAATCGCACAAGTAACGGCGCAAGCATTTTCATCAAATCGAAGATTCAAGCCTTCTCTGTAAGCCGTTTGATGATATGCAATGAAATTAGAGCGCAAGAGGGCTGAGGCATCTTGCAAAAGTACCTCAACCCTCTCTGGAGCACCAGACCCATAACGTTTCTCATAGTCGGCCTTTGTGGCAAAGCTTCTTGTCTCTGCCATATAAGCCTCCTATTAAGCGGCAGTACCGTTTGCAAGGCGGACAAACTGTGCCTTATCACGAGCAACAAAGCCGAACATAAAGGTGCACTTAAGAGCAAACATATCACGCTGGTAGAGGTTCATAGTAGTTCCGCCAGCGTTAATAGTTGCCTGGTCAGCCATAGAAATGGCGATGTCCTTAACAAGACCAAAGCGAGCACCAGTCCAATCGCCACCAACGCCAACAAGCTCTGGTGTCTTAGAGGTAACCTTTGCCTGATAAGCTGCACGAGAGAAGAGAGATGGGATAGCAAGAACAGAAGAACCGCCGTCCTTACCCTCAACTGCTGGGTTGGTGATAAAGAGTGGACGCTGCTGGCTGTCCTTAGCCTTAAGAAGCAGAGTGCGTGCCTTTGGAGAAAGTACCCAACCGTTAAGGTCACCGTTAGCGTTAGAGACCTTCTCGAGTGCGTCAACAAAGCCGTCATAAGGCTTAACAGAAAGGTCTACAGACTCAGCGTCTGCAAGGGTGTCAAAGCCAGTGCCAGGTGCAGTGCCATACATAATGGTAGAGTCAACCTTGCGACCAATGGCTCCTGGAAGACGATTCTGAAGCTCGGCAAAGATGGCCTCATAGTTATCTTTGAACTCATTGGAGAAGAGCTCAATAACAGTGAGCTTATAAGGCTTCATTTCCTTAACGCCAAGAGAGGTATTAGATACCTTAGCCTCTTCACCCTCAGCGGTAAAAGAAGCCTCTGGGTCACCAGTTACAACTGGGATAGTCATGCCGCGGCCAGGAAGCTCAATTGGAGTTGCAAGCTGCATAATTGCAGACTGGTCCTGGACGTTTGCAAAAATCTCATCGGAGAGGTCTTTTGGAAGTGTTGCAGAAGTTGTCAAAATACCGGTTGCCATACTTAAATCCTTTCAATTAGTTGAATGTTTCGGCCATGAATTGACCAAATTTTTGTGCTGGAGTCTCTCCAGCCTGTGTAGAAATACCTGATTCTGGAATGATTGGTGCAGAAGGCTTTTTGGCGAACGCCGCTACGGCTTCTGCAAACGTCTTCATGCTCTCTTCATCTGCGCCCTGAATGAGGTCCTCTGGTACCCCTGTGTCTTTAGCGACTTGCTTGCGCATCTGCTGCAATTTAGCGTTCTCATCACGTGTCTGCAGTTCACCTTTAAGGTTGTCAACCTCAGCGAGTGCCTTTTTCAGCTCCTCGGAGCCACTCTTTTCGAGTTCGTCAAGCTTCAGAGCCTTGGCTTTCAAGTCATCATAATCAGAGAACTCAGAGCGTACTTTCTCACGCTCTCTTTCCAGCCTGTCTTTCACGATCTTGTCAAGCTGCTCTTGAGTGGTTACAGGTTCCTTCAAATCCATTTCTTTCCTTTCAACAGGTTCCGTCCGCTCGGACGTTTACGAGTGGCATTACCCTTGCCACGAGGTAAATACCGCTTTGCCGCAACGGTTGCGTATATGAAAAAAGCCACTTTTCAGTGGCTTAAATCAACAAAATTGGGTATAATTGAATTAAGAAAACTCGCTTATTCTATTTAATATGGATTAAGCGAGTTTTTAATTAGCATTTTTTAACTTACTTCCTTCAATTACTGATACCGTAAATTTCACTTTGTACTTATTACAGTAATCAACAGCCACTGGAATAACATCATTAATAGACACGTGCGGGTTATCAGTCACATCAATAATGAGTCTTTTTATACCTTCTTTGTTTCTAGAATTTTCAATAGAGTTGCTAACTATATTTTTTGCTGAGATAGACTCTCTTGGTGCTTTTAATTCATACCCGTTTGTCATGTCACACCTACCGACTATAACCCGTGAGCCATCAGGTAAATCCACTGAATAATGGTCCTTGATAAAATCCACTGTAAGTCCAAGTTGTCTCATTCTTTGAGCAGTTACGTACTCATGTGGCTCCACTTTTTGTTTTGCAAATTTATAGTCTCTGACTACCTCATTTTTCTCTCCGTAATTTTCAATGTAATGTATTGCAGGCGGAGCGCCAGTATAGAGCCACTTAAAGTCTCTTCTTTCACATTCGGAGATAATCGCAGAGCGATTCTTCCAAACAGGCTCAAGACCAATTGTGTTAGCACACTCAACCCAGCGAGCGTACATTTCATCAGGATTATATCCTTCGATAGTTGTCTTCTTTGTACCTGGGACGATTATGCAATCGCAGTGCAAGTGAAACTTGTGTCCAGCCCCACCTGCACTAAATTCAGACTCATAATCAAAACCACGCGTAGAAAGCATAAAACAAAAACCGCAGGTTTCCGCGCCAGATGGAACTCTTGCCCACCAAATTTTTGACCTAAGTGCGCTTCTGTGCATATTGATATTTGCTTCACGCTTAACGTAAAAACGAGTAAGCGCAGTACAAGCATCAATAAACTTCTGGTTGTTACCATCAACTAAGTCTTTTGCGAGATAGTGAACTTTTTTCTCAACTAAACCTTGCTCAATAGTTTGTTGGTAGCGAAACTTTGCCTTAATACCTTCCTCTCTAACTATTTCATCAAACAACTCTCCTGCAAGCTCTCCTGCTTGAGGAGAAAAGGCGTTGAGGGCTTGTTTTATTGACTTAATAGCCATGTTGCGAAGCTCTGCTACTGAAGAGTTAGGATTAGCAGTTCTGAGCGCATCATAATAGTCAGACATAAATTCAGCCGCATCGTCTGCGGCCGAATCAAGCTCTTTTCTGTATCGAGTAAGTCTATCCTTGTTTACCCTCATCAATTACACCGTCCAGCAAGTCTTGATTATCAGCTGGGGTCTTTGTAGCTTTAGCCGCAAAGCGTGCCCTAAGAAGCTCTTGTGCTGACGCTCTTTCCCTGTCACTTTCAAGCCTTTGAACTTGGTCATCCGTAAAGCCCAGTTCCTCAAGAAGAATCTCAGAATTGACAATCCATGGGACAGCCTGGGCAATTTTGAGCATGGAATCAGCCTGGGAAACAATTGACGGCATTGCAGGATTACGCCATTTAGCCGTGATACTAGGCTCTGTTGAAAGCACCTCAGCAAATGATATGTTCCTCTTAACTGCCAACGCCATAAGAACAATGTCTCGAAGAGCTTCACCGTTGTCAGCGTTGAGGTTTTGAGCGTCAACGACTAAAGGCTCTTTTGCAGCGTAGATTGCTTCTGCTGAACTTGGGTTATCAGATACAATTCCGAGCTCTGAAATTGGAACATTAGTCTCAGCGGAAAAACGAGCTGCAAGCGAGCGCATATAGTCAATGTGTGGCTGCATTGAACCCTGCTGCAGCTGTCCAAACGTTGGGGTATCACCATCGGCGTCTTTTGAGACCGCAAAGATTGAACCAATATAAGCATCCCATTTTGAGAGCTTATTAAGAGCGTCTGGGTCAGCGCCAACAAGATACTTTTGAGGTGCTGTCATAAACTCCGCTGCAACTTCAGCACGTACGCTTGAGCGCATCGCATCATCGGTCAGATCCATAACGGCTCGGGTGATGCGTGACTTACCAAAGGGGCGGTCAAGCGTTGCCTCGTAGACCAAAGGCTCCATGAGGCAGCGACCCATTCCATGCGGAATATATTCAGCAACCCAGCGAGTCGAGTCGAGCGCTCTTCGAATGCGAATAATGTCAGTATCGGTAAAGACATTAATCCACGTTGGGGCATTCCTGTGATTAGGTCGATTGTCACGATCAACTACAACAATGCCCGCCTGGATACGATGTAACCGTTCATCCCAAAGGGCGGCAGCGGATACTGCAGAATACGCAGAAATGATAACCGCTGGTTCTCCCGCGTCAACATTTCCAGCCGTAACCGTAAGAAACGCACAGGAATTTCTAAGTTGGCCTTTAACAGCCTTACGATAGCGTCGCTTGAGGGCATTTTCACGAACAATAGCCTGTAGTTCCTTGGCAGTATCCTCATCCGTGCAAGTAAAACCATCGAACTGAGAGCGGTCAGCAAGAGCATCTACAGCCTTTGCTGGCCATGAAATAGCCTGCTCCAAGTTTCTTAAGCCATCAGGCACCGAAATACCGAGCTGCTGAGGTTTTATATGCATGAGATAGTAGCCATCGCGCAAACGATTGCGCGCAAGAGTCTTTGAGTAAACTGCGCAGAGATTTAAAACTGTCTGCCTATCTTCTTTTCTCAGTCCAACCGCTGTTGCAATTGCAACAGGAATAATTCCAGTCGTCACCAGACTACCTGCTTTCTAGCTGGGTTTCGTTTAGTGGTCCTAACGCCATAAAGTGCAAGTGCTGCAGACTCAGCAGCGGTACACGTCGCTTTTGGAGAATCCCCAAATCCAAAACCACCGTTATTTCCAATTGCACGCCTGGACGAGCCTGTAACAGACTCGTCCAGTGCTGGAGAGGGGACGTGACATATGCTGTGTGCTCCAACTTCATCAACAAATCTTGAAGCTGCCGCTACGGCCTGTTTTGTATCGCAAAGAACAATGCCCCGCTTTGGAAAACGCAGCTCCTGCAAGCGTTCGGCCATCTGAGTTGCGCCAGAACGGCCATCAATAACAACGCATGCAATGCGGCTCTCACGTTCCTTGATCCATTGAGCGAGGTTTTGACCAGCACCATAAGCGTCCGCAATATCCACGAGCTCAACATAAGCCTTTGGGTTATCTTGCTGAGTGAGAGCTGCTGAAATTGCTACTTTCTTTCCATCGAGTGAATATTTGATTCCAAAAGCAAGAAGACCATCGTCATAAGGCTCTTCTGTTATGCACTCATTCCAGTCATTTGCATTGACAATATACTCAACTGAAGTATCGAGCGTTGACCACCAACCAAGACGCTCACGAGCAAATCCATCTTTTGTCATCTGATGCCATTCGTTGAGTACTGCTCTTTCTGTAATACGAGCGCCGAGAGCCGGATTGGTCTCATAAGCAAGGTCGAGTGCTTCTTCATCGCTGGTACCCTCTCTCGGAACCGATTTTGCGGCCCATTCAAGCCACCAAGCCTCACCAGGACTGTCGGAATGAGCTGTATCGTGCATTCGCTTAAATACTGTTCCTCTGCAAGTTGGGTCCGGTGGCGTTCCAATGTAAATGACTTGAGGAGAGCCGTCTTTAGATGCAGAAACTGTTGGCAAAATTGCATTTAACTGAGCGTCTGTAAGCTCCTGTGCCTCGTCAATAATAATGAGTGAGCGTGTGCCTCCACGTGCCTTTGATGTTGTACGTGTCGAGAACTTAAGCCTTCCAATTGCGCGTTTGCCGCTTTTGTAATGCCCACAATCAAAGAGCAAGTATTGCTTTCCTGGCTGTCTGTAAGCCTTAAGAAGAAGTTCAGCTAAGTCCGGGTATGTCTCATCGTCCGTAAAAAGGTTCACGATCATATCAAAGAACTCATCAACGGTATCTGCATTGTGAGCTGAATAGACAACGTCCATTCCACAAATGGCCGCACACCAAATACCGTAGAGCCGTGCGGCGAACGATTTACCATTTTGTCGTGGCTTGGCTGCACCAATAGTTTCAGCGGCTGGCATACCTTTAGCGTCTTTGGCCATATAAAGTTCAAGCTCGTATTTTTGCGCATCATCAAGCTTAAACCCGTAATGAGAAAACATATTTATGCAAGCTTTTGCATCAGAATGATGATATTTTCCAATGCGTTCAAAGGTCGGTTTTTGATTTCCAACACGTTTTTTACGCCTTGGCATCACGAGACCTCTTTGAGATATGTCTTTCTGGCTCGTTTAGCAGGACTCGGTTTTTTAGCTGCAAGCAACTTCTCTTTTTCCATTGCGTCGACTTCGTCAACTACCTGGACGAATGTCTTTACAATGGCTGCAAAGTCGCGGCCAGATTCACAATCATCTAGCTTCTTTGCCATAGTTATCTGCAGTGCTTTATAGATGTCATACCGACCGCCCTCTCTACAAATAGTAACTAGTTTCTTGGCCATCAAGACCTCCTTTCAGGCTCACTTCACTGTGGAAAATTTGAGGGTTCGCTATATTCTGACTATGCCAAGGGGCGTCTTTTTGGGGCTGTGGGAGGGCATACCCCCCTACCACAGACGCGTTCTTACAATAGGTAGTGCATTACCCTTAAGCTCGTCCATCATGCGGTTACCGCGCTTCTGGTTGCATATGCGGTGCGCCGCTTTAACGTTCTCTGGGTCGCATGCGGCAGCCCGTCTTTGTTCAAGAGGTAGCCTTGAAACGGGTACAACCTCATCCATCTCGAAGCTCATCGGGTCACCCGCAGGAAGCGAGTAATCGATTGGCATACCGCAAATGTGACACGGTTCTTCTCTTGCAATCATCTGCTTTCGCAACTGATCTCTAGCATATGAGCGTCTGATGTTGTAACTCATTTACTCACCTGCCTAACAAAAAAGCGCCCTGGCTTATAACCAGAACGCTTATTAGTTCCTTTGTTGCGTAAATCGCTACAGTACATAATATCACAAAACACCGCGCAAGAGTGCGCAAGAGTACGCAGAACTTAATTTCTCGAGTTCTCCATATCTTTACGAATGAGTTCTTTGATGTAAGCATTTTGCTTCTCTTGCTTATTAACCCACTCATAAAGCTCATACTCACCAGGATAAAACCTAAGCTGTTTAATCTTCACTGAACGCTTGATATATGCAGCGGTAGCTTTCTTTTGGGCTTTACTTACAGCCATGCTGTCTCTTTTCAATCAGAAAGATTATGAGCTGACCAACAACCGCACCAGCAACAATCGCTCCAAGAAGACCAACAAAACTAATTGTAATCATCTTGACCTCCATCTATACTAGATACACCTCTCGCAGGGGATTACTTTCGTAACCCCCTTTGAGACTGTCTAGGACTTCTTAAAATGCTTACCTGGCCTTTGAGAAGTCCTTTTTCTTTGCAAACTTGAAATAATGAAATGACTTATTACGTTTGCTAAGACAGTAACAAGGAATGCTTCAAACAACTTACCTCCTTTCCCCTTGTTGCTATCTATTATTATAGTACATACTATATATATTGCAAGTATAAAAGCCAAAAAGATTATTTATTTTTCAAGAATTTTTCGATGTAATTCTCCTCATCAATTGTCTCAAAGACTTCACGTTCTAACTGCTGAAGCGTCCTTACAGGAGTAAGAAGTCTCTCAGATACATCATTCCAAGTCAGGCATTGAAGATAACGCCATTGAAGTAAATCAGCATAGATAGAGCTACTCATTAGTTGACATATGCCACCGTCTCCGAGTTGACTCACACCGTACAGAAGCGTGTAAGCATCATTGATATAGTCATAATTGTCATTCATTCTTTTAGACAACAATGCTTCTAGATCTATGCGTTTATCAACTTTTGCCATTGTGTCTTGATTAGAGCCTTTACTCCCACCAGCTGAATATGACTGAGCTTTTGCTCCCTCTGTTTCTTGAAGGCTCATGATCTGTTGCAATGCTCTTGTATTCTCTCTTGATGCTTCTGCTACACCATGAAAGAACTCTGACGCGGTCAAACCACTGTAATCCATAATTCTCCAAACGTAGATACGTTTAGTTAGAGTAGTTATTTAAATTATATGATTTAACTGGCTTGATAGAGAGTTTTCAACATTATGTATACAAGTTTTCTACAACTTATAAACATTATTGTATTGTTGAGCGGAATAACCTCTAATTTTTTATATGAGGGTGCGCAACCGGTACGCTTGCGAGCCTTTCTCCGCCGCTTTGCGAAATTGCTTTGCGTGCAATTCGCAAGCTGCTTTCTGCTATACCGTTACGCTTTTAGATAGAAAAGCGAAGCAAGTATAGCACATCGAAATTCGCATAATGAGCGTATCGAGCGTAACGGAATTTATTGAGCGCTACCAACAAAATCTACATAATTTTTAGCCTAATTTTTTCAATTTAGGGGTCTCAGATGACTCCAAGACCCCTTTGCGAAGGCTCTACCTAACTAATAAATAAGTTAACTAGTTTTTAGAACGGAATGTCCGAATCGTACAACTCTTCTTCTGGTGCCTGTGGTGCTGTGAATGAAGGTTGGCCCTGCGTTGTGGCAGCTGTTGTTTGAGTCTTGGATAGAAACTCAATCTCCCCTACAACAACCTCTAGTTTGCTGCGACGCTGGCCGTCCTTTGTTTCCCAAGAGCTGTAGTGCAGTTTGCCATCAATAGAGACCTTTGCGCCCTTGGAGATAAAGCGTGAAAGAGCTTCAGCACGCTGACCAAAAACAATGCAATCAATGAAATTAGGAACATCTTGCCATTTGCCTGTTTGCGGGTTCTTGCGACGGTCATTAACGGCTACACCAAACGAAAGGATATTTGTTCCTCCTGCTGTAGAGCGGAGTTCCGGATCTCTTGTAAGGTTTCCGGAGATATTAACGTGGTTAATTGACATATTGCACTCCTAAAAGTACTTATCGATTATTTTTTCTACATCCATCACACGAGGTGAATACGAGTAATTGGACATTTCCCAAACTAGAAACTTATGCGGAAAGCCTCTAATATCATCTCCATATAAAACTGAAACCCAGTTACCACGAGACTTAAAGTAGATGTGCTCGACACAAGCGTTGCTGCGGTCAGTCCACGTCTTCCCATAAAGCTCTAAGGCGTCACACAACTCTTGGACGTACTTACTCCGCTTCATGTCTACCAAGCACCTCCAGAATCTCTTCTGGCGTCTTAGCCGCGCCCGGCGCGAACGCATAATCATCTATCGAATGAATAATAGAAACCTCAAGCTTTAATGGAAATCCTGACGTGACACCATGTTCAATTCCACTTGGCGTTATATAGTACGAGCACATACAGCAAAGTATTGACCCGTCATCTAAAGGAATCCAAGTCCGCTCAGTACTAAATCCAGAATGATCTTCCCAAGGAATATTTTGAGCATCAAGCAGTCTGCGTAGATCCTTTGTAACTTTACTAATAGCCATGCTAATATCTGCCTTTCTTTAATTGTCTGATAATTACTTCTTATCTAGCACTCACTAAGGGATAAATAGAATTTCCAAGTTGAATGAACGTTTTTTGTAGAATTCAACTTGAATGAAAATTGCCGATTGCAACAAATTGCAACAAGCGTTTAAGGCATGGAGCGATTAGAACTCTCTTTGTTCAATGGCCCTAAGAGCGTCTCCAAACGCTTCTGCCGCTCCCCTATCACGTCCAGGAAGCAAATGGGAATAGATTCTCAATGTCGTTGCTGGGTCAACATGGCCAAGACGTTCTGACAAAGTCTTTAAGTCAACGCCACTTGCTAAACACCAAGATGCGTGAGTGTGTCTGAGTGAGTGGAACGTGATGCCTTGAGGTAACTGAAGAGTGCGTCTCATGCGTGTAAATGACCTCGAAACGCTCGTAGGTCGCATATAAGAGCCGTCAAGACTAATCAGTGGTGTAGAAGACTCTACAAAGGCAATATGGGCTTTCTGAAGCTTCATGTAGTCGCTAATAAAGCTAATGTCCGAATCGGTAATGGCTATGTTTCTTGATCTCTTGCCCTTAGTGGACTCTCGTCTGTATGGCTTCCTGTAAGACTCTTCAATGACAGTACCGGATACATGAATATGCTTATATAGCATATTTACATCACTGTATCTAATAGCACAGACCTCACCGCAGCGCATACCAGTCACCAACGAAAGCCAGGCAGCAAAGGAACAAACCACACGGGAATTAAACTCATTCTCTTGAATGGCTGTAGTAATCCTGGAATTGATAAGAGTGTTTATTCCAGCAAAACCCCATTCTTCAATGGATACTGCCTCATGTACTTCCCTGGATGGCTTGGCAACGTTGATAAGCGGGTTGTAGTCACATATTCCAGCGGAAACAAAGTAATTGTAAGCACCTCTCAAGAACTGATGCAGGTTAATTACGCTGTTTCGAGACAGCCCCTTCTTCAATAGGTCCTGCTCAAATGAGGTAAATAAAGAGGATGTAATACTTCTTACATCCTCTTTGCCAAGCCTTCCATTGATGTGGTTTCTGATAAAGCCTTCATGCTGTCTTGTAGTGTTAGGGCTCGCGCCGTTCCTTTGCTTAATTGACACGTACTCAAGAAGCAAATCAGTAAGCTGAGTACTTTTGACTTTACCGTCAGACGTAATATGTGAAGCCCACATATTGGCTAATTCTTCAGCTTCTTTTTGCGTTTTAGCTGCAGGAAAACTCGCATAAGGCTGAATAATTTTACCATTGAGGTTTCTTCCCAAGTAAATTCGACAGCACCAAATTCCATTTGAATTCAGACGAACTTTTATAGAGCGATTCATTATTTGCCGCCTTGTGATTCTTCGTCTTTTTTGAGGTGTTCGATGTCTTTGTCAAGCACGTCTAGCAATGTTGTTAAGCACTTCTCTGACAAACTAAGTCTGTAAAGAAAGGCAGCTAAATCATTGCATATGAGAGCGCGGCTCATGAAGTTCTGATGGTTACGTACTTCATTAACCATGTCACGAATAAAAACCACGTCAGCAGTACGTTGTTGTTTTTTCATTAGTACCTCTTCATATAGCAGCATTTAAAGCATCTCCACTCAAGAAGCAAGCCAATCGCATTCGCTTTTCGTGCTGTGTCGTATCCCAGCGAGATACCCTCGTCCTTAGCAACTGCCTTGATCTCCTTCATCGTCATCTTCTCAAGACGTTCTCTGTCTTCTGCTTCTGTAACCATTACTGCTCCTTTCTGACTAGCTTGCTTGCGATGATGAATGCAAGCGCGATTGCTCCAACTCCAGCTGCAACTGCAATGACTGCGTCATCACCTGTTGCTGGCAGAGCTGCTTTCTTAGCCTTCTTCGCTTTCTTCACTGGTTTAGCTGGCTCGGGCTTTGGCTGTGGCTCTGGGTCACTATCCTGTGGTGTTGGCACTGGCTCAGGTGTAGGCGTTGGGGTTGGCGGTGTCTCGGGTTCGGGCTGTGGCTGTGGCTCTACTGGCTCGGCTGGTCGATTGTCTCCGTTGCCATTTCCGCCGCTGTCCTGGCTAACAAACTGATAGCGTGAGCCCTGCGTTGTCTCGCGACTCTTGAGCTGGATTGTGTTCGAGGTCGTCTCTGTTTCCTCTGTCTCGTAATACAAGAAGTACTGGTTGCCTTGGAAGTCAACGCTCGACAAGTCCCAAGTGAAGCCGCTGCCGTTAATAACTGGCTCGGGAACGTTGATACGAACCCAGCTTGCAGGGTCGATGTTGCTGTATGCGTCCATGTGGACACGGTAGAGCCTAAATGAGCCAGGAATAATGCGTGTACCTTCTTGCGCGGTGTCAACCAGTACAACGTTAGTGAGCGACTCCGCTGCGTGGTTGAGTCGTACTGACCACTCTACTGTTCCGTGGTCGGTTTTGACGCCCCACTTCGCAATGACTTCGTGCTGGATAATGCCGTAGTGGCGTGTCTTAAAGCTGGTCTCGACAACCTGTCCCGTGGCTTCATCAATGAGCCTTAGCGTGGTTGTGCCTGCCTCTGCGTCAGCCTTAACGTGGGCGGCAAGCCATAACGTACCTTGAACATGGTCTTTGCCTTCGACCCAAGACGTGTAAGTGATCGTGACGCGTCCTGGTGTAACTTGTGCCGTTGCCATAACAGCACCGTCTGGCGCATAGATGTTGAAACTTGCAGCGTTTGTTGCTGGGAAGTCTAGAACGTCAGGAATGCCGAGCGAGAACGTGTCGCCCTCGTGAACCTCGCCTTGTGCTTGCCAAGACGCTGTTAGGTAGATGTCTTGGTTCGTGAATGCAGAGGTTAAGTCCTGCTTGTTCTTGTCGGTGACTTTGAAACTGGTAATTGTGGTCGGTACCGTCTGAGCCTGTGC